ATCAGTTTTTTGTCCGCACGAATATGTTTACGAGGTGCTGAGTAGACATCAAAGCCGTTAGAAAAGTCGAATTCAAGAACGGTAATGAACTCAAATACTGACTTCATTACTTCCTCCAACATGTACTCAAATTCGTCAGTATCTATCAGATTAATCATCTCATCCGATTCTGTACCGTCAGCAAACTGAAATGTAAGGTCTGCTCCCTTTACCGCACGAATACGTTTTTCAATGGCATCGGCAAGAATTCCATCTGTCATCAATAACTCATACAAGTCGAACAATTCTTTATACTTACCATTATCAGCAGATTTAAGCGCGTTCGTCCATTTATCCATTGATAACAGACTACGATTAACCGGCTTTACGATGACCTGATTAATGATTAATGGTTGGTTCGTACTGCCTTTTTTGACAGTGGCTTTTACTGGTGCCATATTTTAAAAATGATTTGAGCGTTTCGGATTGGAATTGTAAATAATTGTACCTGTTTGCTGTTCTACAGGGAGTGCCGGAAGGTCGGGCATTACTTCACCTTTTTGAACTTGTCTGAGCCATGAAACTGCACGTTCGTATCTGTCTTGTCGAAGTTCCAACGATGTGTTTACGTTGCATATATTTACAAAATGCCACACCGCAATATCTTTCAGAAAAATGATAAGTAAGGCATTACGCGCTTCACCTTCCTTTGCCAGTTCGGATGTAATGTCGAAAGCATGCAGATATCCTTTTGCCTCAACAGTTGCTCCATCAATGGCAGCTTGTAGCATGGTATCATCTCCATTGCTAATAGCTTCTATTTGCTCTGCACCCAAATGGGTGGTTATTTCTTGTGGTGTGATATACATGACAGTTGATAGTTGTTAGTTGACAGTTGATAATTTCTTAGCCGGTTGAAATATGATATTTATTCCAGGCACTTCTACATTTTTATAAACAGGGTGCGAGTTCACGTGTCCTTGTGTATCGTAAAGCTGAATTCCTTTCATCTTTTCAAGATTCATAGTGCTTTTAATAGCTCCTTGATTCTTTAGCCACTGCACTTGCTTCCGGTTTACAACTCGGTACTTCCCACCAAGAAAATAGATATACGTTCGCTTGCCTTTTTGGCGTTGAGTGCCTATTGCTAACTTTTCAGCTTGCTTTATTGCTTTTACGAAATGTAGGCGATTAGCACGCCACTTGGTACGAATAATAAGGAGTTGAGTCAGTGCTTTAATTATAATATTTTTCATCGTGTGTGTTTGTTTTAAATGGGCGACCAAGTACGATCGCCCGAATTTAGAAGATTGATTAGCGACCTTTCATTACGTCAGCATAAAGCTCTGCATGCTCAGCGCAGCAAAATGCTTTATCATTGACATAGAATTCAGTTGTTTCACATACACCACCACAGTAAATGCATTCGTCCTTTTCGATGTCGCCACCTTCGGAATTTTCATCGCCTTTAGCATCTTTTCCTAATTCGGATGTATTATCACCTTCTGTAATTTCATCTGCTCCGGGTAGCGTATCGCTTTTTGTCGATTCGTCTGTTTTAGGCACCTCAATAGTGCCTGTTTGAATAAACCCTCCAGTTACATCAGTACTTTCAGATAAAGTAGTTTCGGGTTCTTTTTTCGTTTCAGAACTTTCCGTAACTTCCTCTTGAGTTGTTTGTACTTGTTCAACTGTTTTAGGGGTAACTGTTTCTGTGATTTCGGTAGTTGTTTCAGGAACTTCCGCTGTTGTTTTAGCCATCTTTTTTTGAATTAAATTATTAATAATTAAAATCGTTTGCTGTTTTTATGCTTTACTCCTGTTACTATACTTTCGCTTGTAATTGATAAAGCTTTGTTATTGCAAATAAATACGCCACCCTCTATGGAATCGGGTCCGTCGGCGGGTGCTTTCATTGTTGCCGAGAAAAGTTTAAATTGTTCCTCTAGTCGCTGCATGTGTGGATTGTTCTTTTCTTTAATATTGAAAATCAATCTACCAGTACGAATAAGTGGTTCAAGGTTTCCCTCTATACGGCTGAACTTATCGGGCTTTTTTCGTGCGTCCGGGATAACTCCAATGTGATGCGCTCGTTCTTGACCTTTTCGGAAAAATAGCGGCATAAATACCTGTTCAAAAAATGGGTCTTGCAGCGTATTATTTTCAATATAGTTATATATCTGCGTGCGCTGTTTGGTATAATCCTCCATAGCGTAGAACCAGTCTACAAATTCATCATTCGTTACGCGATCAAGAAAACCGTATATCACATAAAAGTTACCATCTACGCTTCCAATTAGCCATAAGGCTTTAGTCGAGTTCTTGCGGTCGCCAACGTTGTTGCTTGGGCTTGGGTCGGCATAGGCTATCAGGAACTTGAATTTATTGATTGGCGGAACATCGCCCCATGTAAGCTCTTTGAAAATATCACCTTCCGATATCGGATTGTTGAAGCACTCAGCTTGTTGTGCTTTGGTGCTCATTTTTGATAGTACACGGTCGATTTGTTCCTCCGAGTTCTTAGCCGGCCATGAACTTTTACCATCTTTGTTACGGATGTTTACAATATCATGATGGTCGGCACGTTTGGCGCAGCGGGTAACACAGCAGTCGCGGGAAATAATATTTCCAAGTACCAGGAATAAAAGAGGTTTTGAAACCGAACGTGTCATGTATAGCGCACGTTCTAACCAGTCGAACCGTTTATCAATGGTATCTTTATTTCGACAATCCTCATCCGTATCTAAGTCGGTACAGATAATGGAGTCGGGGCGTAAGTTTTCATTTTTCTTACCACGTGGACTTTGACCCGCACCAAGTGCTACATAGCGAATACCACTTTTAGTAGTAAAGTCTCCGTTTTCCCAATTACCAAAACTTTTTTGCTCACCGTAATAAGCAATGATGCGTTGGTTAGATTCGTAGTTAAGCATGTATGGTTTTAGTAAGTCACATGCTGCATCGTAAGAGCTCGAAACAAAAAGAGTAAATTTCTTTTTTCCGGTAAGATTCAGAAAGAACATAGTCATCATGGTGACGGTATCTTTTGCCAACTCTCGGCTCCAACTGTTCACTTCGTACCACTCGTCATGGCTAACGATACGATTGATATATTTTAAATGAAATGGGGCAAATTCCGATGTAGCGTATTGAGGAAAAAAATACTTTTCCCACTCAACCGGACGTGCTTCCAACCACAAACGATGCTTTTCGATATCCGCTGTCGTCTTGTTATATTCAAGGGCTGTACCTGCAACTAACGCCTTTCGGTATTTGTCCCACTCATTTAATGCTATTTTATCCGCTTGCTTTGCCATTATTTCAGCGTGCTTTTAATGTATGCGTTGAAAATTTCTGACAATTCCTTAGCCTTTTCATTATCTACTTGTCGCAACCATTCAAGCAGCTTGATAGATACGTTGATCACATCCACAATTCCGCATTCCACTTCCAGTGCTTTAAGGTCGGCTACTAACTTACGTCTGATGTTTGCTTCATCCTTATCAGGAAATCTATGATTTTCGTTACGGCTGGCAATTAGGTTGTCGAGTTCGGTGAGTTGGTTGATAGTAGAGCGGTAGCGTTCGTCACGGGTCACAGAGATGGCTTTTCGATAATCATCCCAATTGCCAACATTCACCCATTTGCTGATAGTGACTTCACTTACACCAATCTTAATACTTATCTCTTTTTGGGTAAGTTTATCGTAAACGAAAAGCATCTTAGCGTAATCCTCTAATGCTTTCATTTCTTGTTTCGTCCGCTTTTTCTTCGTTTCAGCCATATTGTCAGTATTAATTTTGAGCAAAATAACTGCTTTTATGGCTATAATAAAAAAATGCGTGACAAAATGGCAGTACTTTTTTATTTGGTCGTTTTTATACTATTTCTTTGCATTGTAATTGAATCGAAGCAATATTTAAAAACCAATTAAACGCCACTTAAAATGCCAAAAGAAAGAAGACCTATCCCCTTTGTAATTCTCGACTCAACGGTTTTGACGAACGGCATACGTGTATTGGTAAGTGGTGTCGACATTGAGCAATTCAAAAAGAATTCAGTGCTTCTTTTCGATCATAATGATTGGAG